ACACCAATTGCTTGATACATATGTTTGTACGCTTCGTACATGTTATGCATACCAGGATTTGATTGTGCTAATTGTAGTTCTGTTTGTGCAATAGATATTCTCTGTGCTTGTGAAAATATATTTGGATCAGCAACAGGAATAATATCTACCTTGTCATCGAAGTCTTGTAGTTTAATATTTCTTTGAGCACCGACTACATCGTACGGATACTCATCAGGTAAATAAGTTTTAAAACAGTTTGCTAATAATTTAAATTCTTGTTTTAGTCCAACGTATAGTCGTTTGTGGATTGCGGACATCACACGAGATCCTCTTTCTAATAATGCAACTGTTGTACCAACAGCAGCACCTTGATTACCATCACCAACACTCATGTCAGATATAGCAGCGAATCTTTGACCTGCGTTTACTACAATACCCATCAACTGTAATAATGTTGCTGATGGTTCTTTGAAAGGTAAAGTCATAAATGCATCTTTGATGTTTCCACCTGGTGCATCTACATCTCGGAACTCGCCTGGCTGAATCGATTGAGCCTGATCAGAAATACGAATTCCACGTTGTTTAAATCCTGCGGGCAAATTAGAGAGGGTACCCGCATCCAATAATTGACGTAGCGCTTGAGTCGCTGTTCTGGAAAGACCGCCAATCATGTGAATCAAACCAAAGCCATAGAAACCTAGTCCTGGAAGAAATTTGAAATGGACAAAGTATTGGATCTTTTTCTTTATTGGATCGTCGGCTTTGTAGTTTCGTTTGATTGCTAAAACTTTTCTAGAAGCAGTATCAACAGTTACAACATACGGAAGTTTGATTCCTGTTGTATCTCCTGTTTCATCTCTGTCTTCAAAACCTTCTATGTCTAAATTAACATGACATTCTAATAGTTGAAAAATATCTTCATCTCTTCCTGTTTTCTTAACACCTTCTAACTCTCGTTCTTTTTTAGTAACAGGATCATCTTCTAGATAACCAGGTCTAATATCAATGTCTCTATAGAAACCTGCTAGCTGTTGTTTTTTTAAATCGTTCTCTGAAACTTTTACTGTGTGTATAACTGCTTCTGCTTCCTCTAATGATGTTGCAGTGTACGGCACGATCAAATCATCGGCAGGTACAAATTTAGAAACGGCTCTTTCTAAAAGATCATCGTAATAGATTTTCTTAAAGGAAGAGCCGGCAAGAGGGAGATAGAAAAGCATTTGGTCAAAGTCGGGTTCATATTCTTGCATCACATCCATTAATTGATAATTCATAAAATCTTTTACACGAGTTGCTTGATCGTGTTTTTGTGGAGTGATGGCTCCAATAATTTGAGTTCTGACAGGTCCGTCAGCGGGTAATAATTCTTTATACGCTCCTGCTTGAAACTGTGTTACAGCTTCAGCGAGGACAGGATGCGTAGCACCTGAAGCTCCTTCGAAAGGCTGTGAAGGATTAACATATTTAAATCCTAATAGATCTAAACCTTTGCTGTAAGAATCTTCCCAATCTTTTCGAGATTGTTTGTACTCTGTATAATTTGCATAAAGTTCAGAACCCATTTGGTCTAATACGTCTTCAGGTAATAATTCTGCTAAGTTTGCGTAATGATCTTCTGTGCCTTCTTGGTTCACGGCACCTGGTTCAAAATTAATATCGACTGAACCATCTTCTTGTTCAATAACTTCAGGTTGACCAGGTAACGATTCTTCAATCGTCTCTTGTGCTTCTACGATTTCTTCTTCACCCGGTAATGTTACTTGTTGCTCTACGTTGGGTAGGGCTTTGTCGATATTGTCGTCTGCCATTTAATTTCTCCAGTTTGACTATCTTAACTTGTTTTAACGGAACATTCAACCCCTGTGGGTTAGGTCCTCTCAATGGTGGGATCGTTCGTGTTAATCGTTTAACCATAATAAACCCTAGGTTCTCTAGGTTTAATTTCCTCTTGCTCATCTTCAGGGTGTAGTAAAAATCCACCCTGTCTAAATCTCATTATTGCTTGAGTCATTGAATCGACATAGTCATCGTGACTTCCATTTGGAAAAGCAGCACATTCTTCAATAACCTCCTGTGCATATTGTTTATGCATAGGAGCCCACACTCTACCACTTTCAAAGAAAGGTGCAACAGTATTCACACGAACATGTTTATCGTTTCCTTTTGATGGGGTATAGTTGACTACAGGAATTCCCATTCGAGATAACTCGTGCGTTAGCGGGATCCCTGATGCCTTAGCCTCGATTAGTACCATCTGAGGTCTCCAAAATAAATATGATTCATGAGCCACGCGTCGTAGCTCGGGGAACTCGAACCTATCTTTTTCAGCATCTAATAATATTACATGCATTTGGTTCTCATCATCACGGAACATGCCCCAGGTAGTTATCGCACTATAGTCGGCAGTTTCTTTTTTCAAAAAAGCTGTATCGTAAGATTGTATTATAAATTCTGTTTGCGGTGGATTTTCATGTGGCCAGTCCTGCCACCACTCTCGTTTTATGAGTGCACCTTCTTCTGCTGTTGGAGCTTGCATCCACTGTGCATTCCATTTTGCAATAGGAAGAGTTGCTTCTACTTTTTCTAATTCATCTAACTTCCAATACTCAGGCCATACAGGTAATCCTGATGGCATGATTGCAGGAAACTCTACAAGTTCCCATTGATCACCTTTAACTTCTTTTTGTCCATGGAGCAGGCAACCTGTTAAATCTTTTGTCGACCAACGAGTCATTACAACTACAATTGAACCACCAGGTTGAAGACGCTGACGTGGTCCTGAAGTATACCACTCGTAAGCTTTGTCAAAACCTTCTTTGCTCATTGCATCTTGTTCCTTGTGCGGATCGTCAATGATTAATAGGTCAGCACCACGACCCGTGATCGCACCGCCAACACCCGCTGCGAAGTATTCACCGCCACCTTCAGTCTCCCATCTCCCTGCTGCTTTACTATCTTCTTGTAGTTTAGTTTTAAATACTTCTTGGTACTCAGGAGAGTCGATTAAGTTTTTAGCTTTACGACCAAACCTTACAGCTAGTTCTGCCGTGTGAGTTGTTTGAATAATTTTTAATTTAGGATTCCGACCAATCATCCATGCAGGTAAGTAGTTAGATGCAAATTCAGATTTAGAATGTCTAGGAGGCATATTGACAATAAGTCTCTTGATTTCGCCTGTGGCTAATTTATTAAATTTTTCTGCTATAATTTTATGATGGTACCCTTCTATAAATTCAGGCCACATGTGTTTTACAAACTCTAAGAAATCATCTTTGACCAGGGACTCCTTTTCTCTTTGTCTTAACTTTAATTTAGCGAGTAGATACTCCCTTTCATTTGATGGGTTCTCAAAATTTTTTATAATATTTTTTTTCGACTTGGTCATATATTGAGTCACGATTTTAACATCTCTGACTGTATCGATCCTTGACTTTACTCTAATATTAGGATCCCTTTTTTGTTTTAAGTTATTTAATACTTTTAATCAATACTATTTTTGTACTTGTATTGGTACCTCTATAATAATGTACTACGTACTCTTATCTTTTAATTAATAGTATAGCTATCGCTATACTTTATTAGGTGTGAAATTCAGGCAAAAAAAATCAGGCGACATGCAACATGTCGCCTGAAATATTTAAGATTGATTAATTATTTTTGTGCTACTGAAATTTTAGGTAACTCACTACCTTTCTTTTTTTCAACATCAGTAACTACATAAACTCTATAATCATGTATCATGATATATTCAATCATGTCATCAACTACTTGTAGCCTATCAGTTCTACATGGAATACCATGTCCATTGATATCACAACTTAAGCCTAATTGAATTCTTTTGCCCAATTGACTTAATTTTTTTATTTCTTTTTTGTTTAATGTATCACTCATAACTAATCCAATAATGTCATGTAGGCTTTTGGATTTAGACGACTAAATTTAGAAATACATTTTTGCATTTTAGAGTATTGCTCTAATGCTTCATAATAGAAAACTAAATCATGTAATTCTGCTTCCTCTTTTGTTAAGAAAGCCCTTTCATTAGTAAATCTATTTCGTCTTTCCTCGGTTCGTTCTATTTCGTTTTTCATTTTATACCTTTCTGTTATTTAAAAAGATTACTAAAATTTATTCTGATTGTCTAATTATTTTTTCAGTTATCTTTTTAGGTGCATGACCTCGTTCAATTATATTGCT